GTATAACACAACTACCAATGCTGCAACTTGGACAACTGTATTAGCAAACAACTCTGGTTCAACATTCCTCGTTTCCGATGGTGTGAATGTGGCTGCTAACGCAACTACAAACAGCACAATTACATTGGCAACTGTGAACGGTGGACAAGCTGTTTCTGGCACTTTTAACGCAAGCTAAGGAGCAATAAATGGCTAATCCTGATTCAGTATCACAGTATTACCTTGATTCATTCGGGAATGGTCGTATTGCTGTTAAGCAAGCTACAGCACTTAACACGACAGGAAACGCTACCGTTACTGGTATCACCCTGCCGTTGTTAGGTGGTGGCTTAACTAATGCTAATGCAACTGTTGGTTCTGGTGGCGTTATTGTGCGTAGAATTACTTTGAACAATCCAATCGGGAATATCTCGAATGTGATTATTTCAGTGACTACTAGCTCTGACGGTAACATTTCTAACGCTGTAGTAGCAAATACAACACTAACCAATTTGACAGGCGCTGGTACTTACCAAGACTTGACTATTGCTAGTCCGTATAACAGCAGTTCTGCTATTACTGGTTTTACAACCCAAGCTCTATATGTCAATGTGAACACTGGTAGCGGTAATGTCGCTAACACTTCAACTATTGCTGTATATGGCGATGTCGTGAGTTTCTAAATGTCAAATATCTTCGTAACCAATCGTTCTGACAAAAAGCTAAAAGATGGCTATGCAGGAGTGTTTTATAGTTTCCCTAAAGATGAAACTGTAGAGATCCCTGAAGAAGTAGCTCGTCACATTTTTGGTTATGGAGATGACAACAAAGAGCCTTATTTGGCAAGGTTAGGGTGGATTGTTTCTCAAAATGACTTGGAAAAAGGCATGGAGCTTTTATCCCAGTGGGAGATTTCTACCCAACCCCCAAGCAAGAACCAATCGTTATCCCCGTTGGTGGAAAGAGTACCCCTCCCAACCTCTAGGAAGGGCGGGGGAAAAGTCCTTCAAGCGGTAGCATGAGTTATGGTCAATAAATGGCAACGCTTAATTCGTACATTACGGAAGTCCGTAGGTTACTGCATGATGCTAACGGGAATTTCTATAGCGATTCGCAGTTAACCGATTACATTAACTCTGCCAGAGAAAGAGCTGTCAGAGATACTGGATGTTTGCGTGAAATTGTTATTACGCAAACGCCATGTCAAGTCGCACCCACAGCAACCATTGGTAGTGTGACACCAACTAACCCAACTGCTTGGGTAGCAAATACAAGCGTTACTTTAAACAGCTTTGTATTTTCAAATATTTTTATTTATCAATACACTACTGCGGGAACTTCAGGTTCTACAGCACCTGCTTATCCTGCTAACGGTACAAACAATTACAGCAACTACCCTCCAACAGCTCCCTTTGCAGACGGGTCAGCCCAATTGACTTATGTGGGTAATTGCGAGAACATTAGCTATGCAGCTTTGACACAGTTAATGGGGTCATCCCCATTGTCACCAAGCTCTGGAAACACAGTCTTAGACATTATCAACATCAATCTGTACTGGGGTAATACTCGTGTACCGATGGATTACTTAGCTTGGAGTGATTTCAATGCACGATTAAGATTTTGGCAAAACTACATTGGCAGACCTTTAGCCTTTAGTATTTATGGTCAAGGACAAATCTATTTAGGACCAGTACCCGATCAAATCTATCAAATTGAGATTGATTGCGTAGTTTTGCCTAATCCATTGTCATTAAACACGCCAACAGTAACGGATGTAATAAACGATCCGTATAGCACTATGGTTAAGTTCTACGCTGCTTATCTTGCTAAATACTATGAACAAAGTTATGGTGAAGCCGAGATTTACAAACAGGAATACAGCAAACAGGGTGCATCTGTGCTTAACAGTACATTTACCCGTAGGATTCCTAGCGTTTACAGTAGTCCATACTAATCATGGCAGCAGCCGAACAGAAAAAGTCATATCAGGTTGTTAAGGCTTTTAAAGGTCTTAACACTAAAGCAAACCGCACTGCAATTGATGAAAATGAATTTTCTTGGATTGAAAATGCTCAACCTATTGGTTCAGGAAACATTAAAATTGTTCCTAACAGTAGCGCAGTCCAAAACAGCTCTAATGTAGCAGTTACTTTTGGTAACGATGTTGTTTACCTTACTTCTTGTAATTTAAACATTTCAGACTACATTGTTGGATTTTTATCGGATGGATCAGCTCAATATTTCAACATTAACAACAACACTTTTGGTAATGTAGCGCCAGCGGGGACTTTTTCTACTGTTGGTGTTTCTGAACTTTATCCTATTAACACCACTCAGTGGTACAACGATAGGATGCTTATTCTTGACCCAGACAAGGGATATTTTACTTGGGATGGCAATGTCGTAATCAGCGTAGGCTCAGTTGGCACAATTGCTTTAACTAATAAGGGTACGGGATACAACACTGCACCTACCGTAGTTATTTCAGGACCAGATCAAACAGGCGGAGATCAAGCTAATGCGGTAGCTACTTTAGTAAGTGGTGGCAATACAGTGGCTTCCGTCAGTTTAGTAAATGGCGGTACGGGATACACAAATAATGCTAATTTATCCGTTACCTTTAGTGGTGGCGGTGGATCAGGCGCTAATGCTATTGCTGAAATTACTACTTTTGCCACAGGCACAGTTTATGTCAATGTAATTTCTGGTGGTTCTGGTTATATCAATGCTGCCAATACAATTGTGACAATTTCTGGTGGCGGTGGCACGAACGCAGCAGGAACGGCAATCATTTCAGGCAATACCATTACTCAGGTCATTATGACCAACAATGGTACAAACTATACTAATTCTGCCAATATTACCGCTACGGTAGCGGGAGGCGGTGGATCAGGCGCTGTATTACAAGCCAACATTAACTCAAACAAAAACTCAGGAATAGCGAGCTTTTCAGGGCGTGTTTGGATTGCCCAAGGGCGAACTATCTATTACTCGGCTGCGGGGTCGTATAGCGACTTTACAAGCGTTTCAGCAGGTAATTTTGTTATCACAGACGGAACATTGCATGGAAACATACAGCAGATTCTTTCTGCTAATAACTTTTTGTATATTTTTGGGGATGATTCCATCAATGTGTTTTCGGATGTTAGGGTTACTTCTACTGGTAATACTATATTCACTAATACTAATGTGAGCGCATCGGTAGGGTCTAAGTTAGCGTATGCTATCTTTCCTTACTTTCGATCCATTTTGTTTATGAACAACTATGGCGTTTACGCTTTAGTAGGTTCTACAACTAGCAAATTGTCAGATTCTTTGGATGGAATGTTTCCAAATATTGACTTTGTGACTGAGGAGGTTACGGCTGGTCAGGTGCTTTTAAACAACATTTTGTGCGCTGCATTTAATTTTAGATACCACGATACCACTTTTACTAACAGTTATCGGTACATCCAAGCGGTGTTTTTTGAGAAAAAATGGTTTATTACAAGCCAAGGTAACGATATGAAGTACACCACTTCCGTACCTGTAAGTGGAATTATCAATATGTACGGTGTAAGAGGCAGAGATTTGTACCGCTTATATCAGGATTCAACATCGGCAATTACCAGTCGTATTCAGACTGCATTAAATCCAATGGGCGATCCAATTCGGACCAAGCAAGCTCTTAAATTTGCGGTTGAAGCTACCACCACTACAGGCGTAGAAATTGCTGTAACAGTAGATTCTGAACAAGGTTCTAGCCCTCCTTATGTATTGGGTAATTATGTTACTTGGTACAACAGTTCTAGCAATATCATCCCTTGGATTAACAACAGTTCTACTGTAATATCTTGGATAGGTGGTACAGGGTATGAACTGTATAAATCAGATGCGCAACAATGGGGTAAATATTTAGGATTGACACAAACTTCAAACTCAGCAGGTTTTGTGGTCAATACATTTGAATTTGAACATGAATTGAGAGTGAGGTTCTAAATGGCTGGAGTTCCGTATGTATTTGGTAATGCTACAACGAGCATACCTTTAAGTAACCTAGATGCTGACTTTAATACGCCAGTAACCATTGGGAATACTACCGTTGGTCTAGGAAACACTGTTACCACGCTTGGTAATGTCACATTAAACAATGTCACTATTACTAGCGGTACGATCAATGTTAGCGCAAATTCTATTGTTAACGGCACATCTAATGTAGTGATAGCTTCTTCTGGAGGAGCTGTCAATATTTCTACTAATGGCACTCAAGCTATTACTGTAGATACTTCACAAAATGTAGGTATTGGTGTTGCTACTCCAAATGGAAGGCTTGATGTAATTGGTTCTGATGCAACTGCATATACATCAACAGGAGCTTCAAGAACGCCTGCTGGATATATTGCAAGAATTAATAATTCCAACGGTACGGCAGGTAATTTATGTTCTTTAGACTTTGCTGTTCAAGGCACAACGCCATCAGGAGGACAACACGCATATATTGGTGCAGTTGCTGGCGTTTCATATACTCCAGCTATTGTGTTTGGTCAATCAACAGGTGCTGCTTCTTATGCAGAAGCAATGCGTATTAACGCAACTGCACCAGTTTTATGTTTAGCTGGTGGTAACACTTCAGCAACAGGCACAGGCATTGCCTTCCCAGCAACCCAATCCGCTTCATCTGATGCAAATACACTAGATGACTATGAAGAAGGTACTTGGACACCATCTTTAACTGGTTTTACAACTGTAGGCGCTAATACTGCTGCTACTGGGACTTATACAAAAATAGGAAGAGTGGTTTATTTACAAGCTACTATTACCTATGCAACAAGTATGGCTGGAGTAGGTGGAACAAGTTATATAACAGGGCTTCCATTTACTCCAGGTGCTGGTACAGGGAATGGTGGATTTGCAAATGATTCTAATGGAATCCCTATAAATGTAATTTCTGCGTATCCTGGAGGAGTAAGAATATACTTTCCTACTTTTGGTGCAGTTCCAGGAATTGATTTAGGCATAACTTATGCAGTTTAATTAACTAAGCCAGATTAGCTTAGTCAGACACTTAATAAAAAGGAAATATCATGGCATTAACTAAAGAAACAGTAGTAGACCAAATCACAGTAGTAGAAAACGGCACAGTCTTGTATCGTGAAGCTACACGCATTATGGAAGACGGCAACCAAATTAGCCAAACTTACCATCGCACTTCACTTGCACCCGAAGCTGATTTAACTGGCGCACCAGCTAATGTTGTAGCTATCTGCAATGTAGCGTGGACACCAGAAATAATCGCAGCGTACCAAGCAGAGCAAGCTAAAAACGAATTGCCAACACAAACTCCACAGGAGTAAATATGGGAATTAACGCTTTTACACCATCTGGTAACACCGTTGTTTTAACGGCTGCTACTTCTTATCCAAATGCCATACAAGCTACCTCAAGTTCAGGTAGCAGTATGCAATACCGAATTATTAACTCATCCACCACTCAAGGGTGTTTTTTATCGTATGCACAGACACAGGCTTTAGCTCAGACAAACTGCGTTATTCCTACTGCTGGAGCAGGTAACAGCACTACTACCTTGTATGTATTACCCAATACAGATGAAATTTTGACATTTAACCCAGGAGCTTGGTTTACAGCAATTACTGCTGCCAATAGCGCAACTTTGTATATTGTTCCTGGCGATGGAATGTAATGCTCAAGGTTTCTGGCAACTTTGCGGGATCGTTAAC